GAGCAGGACGGCGACATGGACGTGATCACCGTCTTTGATCAGCTCGCGAAAGAGCAAAGCATGATGAGGGAGCGCGGCCTCATGGAGGGCCCGGTCCTGAGCGTCCCCGGCGAGCATGGCGCTAACGGCCCGGATACCCCTATCGATCAGGGGGAGGGAAGCTCCCCGGACAATCCCGACGCCCCCGAAGGAGGCCCCGCCAATGCTTGACCGGATCGGCGCATTCCTCGCAACCACGCCCTGGGCCATCACCCCCGCCATGCTCGATGAGATCCACCGCATCTATGACCTCCACGCGGAAGGCAAGACGCCGGACATTAAGGCCATCGAGGCCCAACTTGGCCGCCCCCTCGACAACAAGGCCCCGAAGGAGTACGAGACGGTGAACGGCGTGGCCCTCGTCCCCATGAGCGGCGTCATCATGAAGCGGGCCGATATTTTTACGCAAATATCGGGCGGATGCGGCATCGAAGGCGTCGCTTCCATGTTCAAGCAGGCGCTCGGCGACCCCCAGGTGCGCGGCATCATCCTCGTGGTGGACTCCCCTGGCGGGACCATCGACGGCATCTTCGAGTTCGCCGATTTCATCTTCCAATCCCGGGATGACAAGCCCTGCGCGGCCCTCGCCTACGGGTGCGCCGCCTCCGCCGCCTACCTCATCGCCGCCGCCTGTTCAAAGGTCTACGCCTCCGATATCGCCACGGAAGTAGGTTCCATCGGCGTCGTTTTCACCCACCACGACCGGAGCGAGCAGGATGCGAAGTCCGGGGTCAAGAAGACCGAGATTTACCGCGGGAAATATAAGCGCATGGTCCCGAACGGCCCCCTCACCGAAGAGGCCGTGGCCCACATCGAGGGGAAGGTGGACTACTACTTCACCCTTTTTGTCGACGAAGTCGCCCGCTTCCGGGGCGTCTCCCCCGAGACTGTCCTCTCCGCCATGAGCACGGAGGTAAACGATCTCTTCATCGGCGATCAGGCCGTGGCCGCCGGGCTTATCGACGGTATCGTGCCCCTCGACACGCTCATCGAACAGGTATCAGCGCCGTCCTCGCAACGGAGGCCCGGCGTCCGAAATCAGGGTACATCCCTAAAATCAAGCAAGGAGGAAACAGCTATGCCCGACAAGAACAGTATGACAATGGCCGAGCTTGTAGCCGCGTACCCCGAATTCGCGGCGCAGCTCAGGGCGGAAGGCGCGAAGAGCGTCGATCTCGGCCCCGTCCGAACCGAGGCGGCCACCGCCGAACGCGACAAGGTTCTGGGCCTCATCACCGTGGCCCTGGGCGACGAACAGGGCGCCAGGATCGCGGCCCTCGTGAACGCCTCGACCCCCGCCGAGCAACTTAAGGCGTTCCGCGCGATCGAAGCGGCCAAACCCGCAGCAGCCGCCCCGGTCGATAGCGAAGAGGAGAAAAAGACCAAGGCCGAACTCCTCGCCGCCCTCAAGAAGTCAGGCGCCGAAGCGGTAGGCGCGGACGCGGGCGCCGCAGCGGCAGCCGCGGCCGGGAAAGACTACCTCTCCCTCATTGAAGAGCACATGGCGACCCACCCGAAATGCACGAAGATCGAGGCCATGCAGGCCGTATCCAAGGCCCATCCCGACGCCCACAAAGCATTCGTCCGGGCCGCCAATAAAGGTAAGGAGGTAGACCATGCCGCATAACGATGGAATAAAGACATTTCTCGCCGGGGAGGCCCTGGCCGCCAAAAGGCGCGTGAAGATCAGCTCCGGCACGACCACCACACCCCCCGAGGTCGTCTATGCGGACGCGGGGGAGGATTTTATCGGCGTGACCGAATATGCCGTCCCTATTGGGGATGATGTCTCCGTACGCCTTCAGAACAGTTCCGGTACCTTTGAGATTGAATGCACGGTCAGCAGCTCCATCGTACGCGGCACGGTCCTTTACGGCGCGAACGACGGCAAGGTCTCGGACGCTTCCTCCGGATCGGCCCAGGGCGAAGCCCTCGAACCGGGCGTCACGGGCCAGCAGCTTGAGGTAGCCCCGTGGAACGTGAAATCCACGACCGCCGCTACCGTTTCGGTAGCCGACGCGAACAGCAACATGACGGGCGCCACCGTCGAGGCGGTCCTTGACGAACATGCCAAGGCCCTGAAAACCGCCCAGTACCAGATCAACCCCACCCTGGTCTGTCTCGCTGACGGCACCCGCCTCGACAAGTTTGTGAACGGCGCAAGCACGGTCCCCGGCATCTACCAGTCGAGCAGCAAGGACGTGGGCTACCGCTGGAACAACGACGCAGCCCCCGGCAGCATCGCCGCGAAATTCAACATCCCCCAGGACGTGGACGTAACGGCCAACCTGGTAGTCCACCTCCTCGGCGCCATCGTCAAGGCGGGCGCGGGCGAGGTTGACGCACCCCATGTAACCGTAGGCGCATACTTCTCGACCGTGGGCGCGGACCCCGGCGCGGACACGAACTGCGGCGGCGACTCCGGCCAGTTCCTTACCGCCCAGGCCGCCAAGTACCAGGAAAAGACCCTTACCATCGCCCTCGCGGACGTGCCGGCCAACCCGTCGGTGCTCACCCTGCTCGTTGCCCCGAAAACGGGCGAGCTGGGGACGGACGATTTCATACTCTCCGGCATCTGGATCGAAGCGACCAGGGCCGCACTAACCACGTAAGGAGGCCAGAAGATGCCAAGATCATCGAACGCGACATCGATCATCCGCCCCGATCTCGGGATAGCGGTAATGGAATACGTCGAGAGTCCCGAGCAGGGCCTCATCGGCACGCAGGTCATGCCCATCATGCCGGTGGACCTTGAGTCCGCCGGGTTCAACGTGATTCCCAAAAAGGTGCTCATGAAGATCTATGATACCAAGCGGGCTTCCCGGGGAAATTATAACCGATCCGACTGGGACTACGAGGAGGGTTTCTACCGCTGCAAAGAAAACGGCTGGGAAGAACTCATCGACGACAAGGAGCGCGCCCGCCTTGAGCGCATGAACCCCGGCCTCGCCGATTTCATCGCCACGAAGCGCGCCATGAATATCATCCTCAAGGGCCAGGAAAAAAGGATCTCCGACAAGGTCTTCAACGCGACGAACTTCACCCCCCACGCGGTAGCCGTCGAGTGGAGCGAGTACGCCACGGCCACCCCCATCGTCAACGTGCGGACCGGTAAAAAGGCGTTCCGCGCCCAGTGCGGCAGGCTCCCCGACGCCCTCATCATAAATTGGAGCACCTTCGAAAACCTCAAGGGCTGCGATGAGATCCGGGATTTGTTAAAGTATACCTACCCCGGCCTCGACATCAACAAAATGACCAGCGTGGAGCTTGCCCGCCTCTTCGACCTCCCGCAGGTCCTCGTGGGCGGCGCCGTCTACGACTCCGCCGCGAAAAACGTGACGAGCACCATCACGGACGTGTGGAGCGGAGAGTATGCGGCCCTCGTGAAGATCGCCTCCGACCGGCAGGACATCACCTCGCCCGGCATAGGCTGGACCTTCCTCTGGAACGAGGACAGCCCGGAGAACCCCGTGGTTGAACAGTACCGCGCGGAAGGCAACCGCTCGGACGTGTTCAGGGTCCGCCACGACACGGACGAATACCTGCTGAAGTCCGTGGATGAGGACGGCAACACGGTGAGCAACATCGCCGCCGCCTGCTGCTACCTCATGAGCAACATCACGAAGTAACGAGGTAAACAAGGCGGGCGGGCCTGTAACCGCCCGAGCCGAAACAGGGCCCGCCCGCCTTACAAATAAAACGGAGGTATGAGATGCCCCCCTACACGCACCGCACCACCGAAAAGGGCACGTCCATAATCCGAACCGGCAGGCACATAATAGGCACGGTAGCGGTAGAAATCGTGCCTGAGAACCTCGCCCGCCGCTCGGTTTATATCCAGAACATAAGCGCCAACGACCTCTTCGTAGGCGGCGATCCGGACGAGCTTACGACCGAAGGCGTCAAGGTCTACGCCAACGGCGGATATATCACCATCTATACGACCCAGGCCGTCTACGGCGTGGCGACGGACCAAGGCTCCGATATCCGTTACCTGGAGGAAAGCCATGAATAGGATCGCGCGCAAAATAGCCCGCCTCCCGTGGTCCATCGTCTGGGCGATCATATTCACAACAATCGTCATGACCTGCTTCGCCGCCGACTCAGGCAATCCCCCGCCAGGTCAACTTTTGAAGCCCACGGACTCGCCGACCTTTCGCGGTCTCACGCTGTCTGGAGCGACAGCCTCGAAGCCAACCTGCTTCGACGCCCAGAAGGGCGTGGTGAGCTGCTCTTTCCTTACCGACACGACGATCCCCGCCCCCTCTTCGGCCACCCCCCAGATGGACGGCACGGGCGGAGCGGGCCAGTCCTCCGCCTTTGCGCGCGGGGACCATGTTCACCCCTCGGACACATCAAAGGCCAACGTAAACGCCGATACGACCGGCGCAGCGGGACACATCACGGGCGCGGCGCCCTCATCCCTGGGCACTACATATTTGTCCACCACCAAAACAGCCGGGACCACCGGCGTCACACAATATCTTCTCGCCAAAATCGACAGCACGGGCAACGTCGTGACGGCGTCCACCGGCGATATGGGCATTCTGGGCATCGCGGCCACCACCGCCGCCTCGACCACAGCCGTGGAGATCGCCACGCGAGGGATCATTAATTGTATCGCGGACAATACCACGGTTGTCGGCAACCTCGCTGTCGTCGGCACGTCCACGGCAGGCCGGTGCAGGAACAGCGGCCAGATTTCCAGCCCCGCCATTCCGAGCACCACGCAGATCGTCGGCAAGTTCCTCACCGTGGCAAACGCGGGCAGTCCGGCCTCGCTCCAGTTATACGGTCCGGGCCACTACGGCACAGGCGGTGCGGTCCCCGTCGTTGTCCAGGGAACGGACATCACCCTCACCGCCTCCCAGTGCATGGGCAATTTCATCGAAATGACGGCCACCGGGACGGTAAATTTGCCCCCCGGAGTCCAGGGCTACAACCTCATGGTCTACGTTTCGACGGCCTCGGCGGTATCGCTAAAACCGGCTGGCTCGGAGGCCATCGTCCTTAACGGCGCGGCCCTTACGGCAGGACACAAGGTCACAAGCACCTCGACGGCAGGGAATTCGGTAACGCTTGTTCATGACGGGACAAACTGGATAGTTCTTGGAAGCTCCACATGGACGGATGGGGGGGTATAGCATGAAAGCGTTCGTCCGGCTCATACCTGTTCTTGCAATATTCCTGCTCTGCGGACAGGGCTACGCCTTCAGCCCCGCCGTTCTCGGATCATCCAGCGGAAGCATCTATGATATTTCGACGATGGCCGCGAAAGCCACCATCCTTGCAGGGGGCGGGTCTGTGATCGACCTCTCTTTCCTGGACAGGGTGATAAAACATGCAAAGGCTAACCGATATTGGACATTGATAAAGGTTTTATCCTCGCCCCAACTCTCCGTCACGAAGGATGGGAGCGGTTATGTTTCCTCGCTCTGGGAGATAAAGAACGGCAATAACACGGGCCAATCAACAGGAGCATATCAACCCCAATGGCTGGCTGACCAGCAGAACGGCAAAGCGGGGCTTGTTTTTGCCAACGCACAGGCAACGTATCTGACGGGCACGTTTACCAATACGCCACCGTACCTTACCTATATCGTATTCAAGGCAACCACATTTACCCAATACCGGTATATCCTCGATGGCTGGGAGAACGACTCGTTCGCGTTCTATCAGGACACGCCATCTCCCAAGTACACCTTGTATGCGTCATCCGGGGGCGAGATTTCAGGACTTGCTTTTCTTTTAAACGCCACGGCGATAGCAAGCTTTTATGTGTCATCATCAGCCGGCCCAGCTTGGTCACGCCACAATGCGGATGCAAAGGTGACGGGCGCAACGCAGAAGACGTTTTATGCGGATGCTCACGGGATGACCCTCGCGCATGGCGGGAACAGGCCCTCGCCCACCTATAACGGGACGTTTAACGGGTCGATATATTTCATCATGCAATTATCGGCCCCGGTCTCCGACGATGTTGATGCGGCGATTATGACCCTTCTTAACACGGCGTACGGGGTGTATGAATGAAACGCCTGTTCGTAATCGTTGTCCTCATCCTCGCTTTCCTGACGCCGCTTTGCGCACTCTCGGCAACGGCGATATTTACCGATCAGGTCCAGGCGCAGGCGTTTGCTGACGACGTGCAATCATATCTGACGTCGAACCGCCCGAAATACAACGCCTCCCTCTGGGCCGTACCCTACAAGCACCCCACGGACGCCAAGTGGGCCATCCCCATGCCTCCGGAGCCGATGACCGTCCCCGCAGGCGCGACGATAGTCGATGATCTTAACCCTGACTGGTATCCTCCTCCA